CCCATTATGTCCCAAAAATGTCCGGGACATTGTCCCCTATAACTAGAGATAAAGATATAACTAGAGATAAAGATAAAGAGAGAGAAAAAATTCTGTCTAGTAATATTAATCTAGGAGATATAAAAAAATCTAAAGAAAAATTATCGAGCTCCCCCCTATCCCAATCTGAAATACTAAAATATCTAAAATCAGTAAAATACCAACCTTCACCACCTTATCATTATGACATAAAATTCCTACAACACTGTATAGATTACATGGAATCTTATAACTGTATAACTAAGTACAGGCGCAGACTAGAAGATATGACAGTATCAACCAGTCTTATCCAGGGGATACTTAATTCATTATCTCCTTATTCCCCTACCGAAATAATAACTGCTATTGAAACATACGCAAAAATTGAAAAAGACCATGAACGGTACAAACTATTCCCCGCTTACACTTCCGCGATGACTTTTTTTGAAAAAGGTGTATCGATTTATTCAGATCGGGAACGCATACTTTACCAAAGTCTAAAAGACAAAAATACAGCAGAACAAGAAATTTCACCAGAAGTGAAAAAGTTTATGGATGACGCGGCAAGATATGCTAACGGGGAAGTATTATGATTGACGGTGTAACTACTTTTATATCCGGAATTGAATCTATGTTTTCTGTTTATAGATCAGGGATGCGAGATGAAATCAGGCGGCACTTTGAAAAAACAGAAAATTTTACACTTCTTAAAATTTTCGATGTGATCAAAAGAAAATGGGAAAAAGACAAAGCGCCTTCATTATCGGCAATAATCAGAATTTGTCGAGAAGAAGGGATATCAATTAAATCGCAAAACACTGAGATTATATCTATCTGCGAATTCTGCTACACCGGAACCTCGCCAAGTATTGAAAATGATAAAAAGCCTATGGCCGATTACCCTTATCCACACGATAAAACTAAATGGCCTAAAAAAATAATTTTAATCGACGGAAATACAAATTTCACTTGCCATTATTGCCATAACGCGCCAATTCTTGGGTTGTGCCTGATAAGAAAAAAGGGCGGGCATATAAATCAACAAAAAGAATCAGAAGAGCCGGAAGAAAAAAAATTTAGAAATAATTATGAAATTTTATAATATTTTTTTATTTGTGATTAATATTTAACAAAAACAACGACTTTTTTAATTAATTTTTAATTAAGTGCTTGACTTTTTTTTTGATTTATACTAACTATAAGTGCAATGAGTAAAAAAATTGCCACGAATGGCAAAAAAGTAGTAAAAAAATCAGTAGCACAATCAAAAAAACACGATGTGGTTAAAAAATCTCCTGGCCCTGCTCCAGGAACAGGTGGAAGGCCAAAAAAAACTATTGATATAAAAAAACTTATTAGATTAGCCAAGCAACATTGCACACAGCTAGAGATTGCCGCTGAATTCGAGATGGACGCAGACACAGTCGAAGCCAGAATCAAAGATTATTATAATGACCCTAATATGACTTTTTCCCTTTTTTTAGAACAAAATAGGCTCAAAGGGAAAAAAGAGTTACGCCAAACATTTTGGAAATCCATAACAGATGAAAAAAACATAATTCCATCATTGCGAATTTTTGGTTATAAAAATTATCTTGGCATGAGCGATAAAATCGAAGTGGGCGAATTTGGAGAAAATCAGCGCCTTACAGAGATGACACCGGAAGAGCAGGAATCGCGCCTTAACGAGCTTGCAGCCAAACAGCTACAAAAGGACAAAGGGTAAGGGCGTGCCATTAACCGAAAAAGAAAAGGCTGAGTTTTTATTCTTATCAGAACAAAAAGAGCTTGAAAAATTACCGCCTAAATTTGAAGCCGCGCGCAAACAAAAAAATAAACGGATATTTCTTTTTGAGGGTGGACGTGGCGCAGGCGCTAAAACTATGTCATTGTTTTCTTGGCAAGTACAAGATGCGCACAGACAAAAACTGCGCATACTTTGCGGCCGTCAAATTCAAGAAAGTATAAGAGAATCTAGCTGGTCGACTATCGTTGACACAATAGAGCGCTTACGGTATCCGGGCTGGAAAATAACAGAGGATAGAATATATAACACGCGCACAAAGAGCATGTTTGCATTTAAAGGCTTAAAAGATTTAAAGGCGGCCGGGCAGATAAAAAGCTATGATAAATTTGACAGGCTGATTGTTGATGAGGCAGCCCCACTTACCGAGGACGTAATCACCACAACAATCCCGGTATTTCGCAAACAAGGCAATCAATTATTTTTCGCCTACAACCCCGAAGAGGATATTGATCCTATCAAAAAAATGCTTGTTACAAATCCGCCAAGCCCGGAGGTGCTTTTTGTTAGACTTGAGCCTGGCCCGATTGACAATCCGTGGTGGCATCTATCGACGCTCCAACAGGATTGGGATAGGCTAAAATTGATTGATGAAGACGAGGCAATGCATCAATTCGAGGGGTTGCCGCGCAAGCAAGGACAAAATGCTGTTATGTCGCGTGTGTTAGTCGACCAAGCAACAAAGCGCGAGGTAGAGGCAGAGGGGCAGATAGTGGTCGGTTGCGATCCTGCGGATTTTGGTGATGATAAGACGCAAATTTATATTAGGAAGGGGCTTAAGATAATTGACCATAAAGAGCTGTCACAAATGGACGGGGTTTTTATCGCCAACACTATAGCACAAATGATAAAGAGGGATAAATTGATTCCGATTATATTAGATGCTACAGGTATTGGAGTTTCCGCCAGAGATCAATTAAAACTAATGGGGTTAAAAGTAATTGCTGTACATTTTTCGCAAGCGCCTATCGATGGCAATCAATACCATGATTTACCAACGGAGCTGTGGTTTAATTTCAAGCAAAACTATCTAGACAAATGCCAGATACCGGCTGACAGCGATCTTAAACAAGAGTTATGTGGTAGGCTATATAAATATGATGTCAAAAACAGATATCAAATTGAGCCTAAAAAAGATTTTAAAGAGCGGTTAAAACGTTCGCCCGATAAAGCCGATGCTCTTTTGTTGTGTTTTTATAATCCGCAGATTTCTTTTACTGCAGAAATAAAAAAAGAATTATCCGCGCGGGCGGGGGTTGATAAATGGTTATAACAACAAAACATTACAACATAACAATACCCTCGCTTAATCCATTTACCTGGAAAACAAAACGGACAGAGCTTGAAACACCAACGAAAACAGATTTTTACCACCCGGTTGATATCGATTGGACGGACTCCCTTGTCGCCAGCTACGAGCTATTAGATGGCGCTTATCGCGCAGAAAAAGGCGGATTGAAACTCGCGGCTTTTGCAATAAAGAAAATTATAGATAAGCCCCTGCAATTTATGGGGATTCCTATTCCGAAATCTAATAACGAGCAAACAGAGAAAGAGCTTATAAAATGGACAGAGAATAACGCCGAGGATATCAAGAACATAGAAAAAGAAAGCGCATTGCAGGGCACATGCTGGGTGTTTCCTAGATATGATGCTGATATTAAGGACGTGGTTTTAGAATTTATCCCCGATCATACAGTCAAGCTTATCCGCGACTTAACCACGCGCAAGATCATACAAATTATAACAAGTGAAAATATAACAATTGCGGTTTCGCTTAACCAGGATGTAACGCTGACAAGGACACGTATTTTTACAAAAGAGACAATCAGTATTAAGTGGGAAGGAGACAAAACACGACTACAAGGCCAGGCTGAAAACGTCGAATACAGAAATGTATTAGGCATTATGCCAATCCCTTTCGCCAACAGAAAAAAAGCCGGAGAGGTGCGCGGGTACTCAGACCTGACAAATGTTTTGCCGCAGCTTAAGGCTTATCATGATATTGTACAAAAAGTATGCGCTATATTATCAAAATTCAATCCCAAATTGGTCGCTGGCGTTACTGACGTTAAAGCATGGAAAGAAAATAACGGGATAACAACGCTTGATGAACTTGACATAGCAACCCGCGATTTATTTTTGTATCTGGTATCAGCGGGTGAGATTAAGCCTGAAATTATATTTCCGTCAACTATGACAGAGCCTTATATCAAGATGCTTGAAATATTATTCTTGCAGATTGTAGAGGGCTGTGATATACCGGAGATGTTATGGGGGGCGATTGTTACCGGCAACCACGCAACAGCAACAGAAAACATGGCCGATATGATTAAGTTCATACATGATAAACAATCACAATACAACAATTCATTTATTACATTGTTAGGTTATATAGCGAGACTAAAAAATCTTGCAGGAATGAGACGCGCAGAATTACAGCCCATAACCATCGAATGGAATGATCTTGATGCCGTATCCGAAGAGGTGCGGATGAAAATTTTCAATGAATTCGCTTCGGCCTTCACAAAGTTATATGATAGCGCCGGCATGACTTTTGAGCAGGCATATGAGCTATGGAACAACATATATCCAAAGATAACCGAGGATGAATTTGATGCCTGGAAAAAGAAATTGCTGGAGGTTGCAGAATTCAACCAATTCAAAAAAGCATCGCTTATTGATGCGGCAGGCGGTGAAGGGTTCGAGAATGTGGAGACGGGGCAAGAAAGAGAAGAGGACGGGGAAGAGCAGCCCGAAGACAGAGAAGGGGAGGCTGAAAGCGCATGACACAAAAAGAATACCGCGCATTATATCTACAAGCCTCCAATTCACTGCCTAACCTAACGCACAGGGCCCTAAACAAAATGCAAGAAGTGTATAGGCAAGCAGCCGCTCAAGTTGCGGATAAGCTTAAGGCGTTAGCCGGTCAGAATATAGCATCCGAAACCATACTCAGTATGCAATCGCTACAAATACAACTAGAAGCAAGCGCAAAAATTATTGAGGACGCGCTAAAACAAGTAGTCCCCACGGCCGTACAGTTAGGGCAGGATAAGTTTAACGAGATAAACCGAGAATATCTATTAGATATATCACAATACACAAGCGGCCTTATAACGCAGACCGGAATCCGGGCCATGATTACAGCGGTTAATAATGATGTTATGATGTCAATTGTTAGCCGTATATACCAGGACGGGTACAGCTTTTCAGAGCGTGTATGGAGGGCTGGCAAGGAGTTTCAGAACAACATAAAAAATATTATATCGGCAGGAATAGCGCAGAATCGTGATATTTTGGATATCGCGCGCGATTTGAATGTGTATGTAAGGACAGATAAGCTAACCCTGATTAAACGGTACGGAGACTTGTTGAAGGGCACAAAAGAATTCGCAAAACGCATAAGGAAAAATATCTATTTCCCATCGCTAAGGTTGATTCGATCCGAGTTATACGCATCGCTCATGGATAACGCAAAACTT